GGATCCCGCCGACGGCCTGCGGTGGCCGCTTCCCGGGCGAGGCCAGCTGCTGGGGATTACGCGGGCGCTTCGATCTGATGTTGTGACCGGTCACAACGGCCCGCAAATCAACAGCGGGTTAACAAAGGGTAAATTTCATATTTACTAAAAGTTTGACGGCCGTGGCCACATCCTATAAAGTTTTGTCTAGCGTGGTGAATCCACCGATCACGCGGACTGCTTGCCCCTCCAGACCTTCCCTGGTCGCCCTGCTGGACCCGGTCACCCTGGCCGGTTTTTCTTTTGTACGTTGTGCTTTGTTTTCGCTGTCAGTGCTGCCCTAACAATCCCTGTTCGCCCGGTCCCCCCAACGACCGGGCTTTTTTTTGCCTGGAGTTTTCCGCATGTCCAAAGCCATCGAATTTGCTAAGGACGCGGTCCAGGCCACGCCGCCGGTTTATGTGGCGGCCCAAACCCTGTTTTTCGGCCTGCCCCTGAGTTCCTGGGCGTCGATTCTGGCCATCGTGTACACGGGCCTGATCATCCTTAACCACATCCGCAAGCAGTGGTTGCCCTGGCTGGCTTCCAAGCCCTGGCAGCGCGCGCAGTGGTGGAAGTGATGAAGCTGCCGCGCGGCCTGGTACTGACGCTGGGCGGTTCGGCGCTGACGCTGGTGATCGCCCTGGTGCAGTTTTTTGAAGGCGTGCGGTATGACGCCTATCAGGACCTGGGCGGCGTCTGGACGATCTGCTATGGCCATACCGGCGACGTTCGCCCAGGCCAACACGCCACGGTCGCCGGGTGTACGGCCTACCTCAAGGCCGACATTGACGTGGCCCTGGCGGCGGTGGATCGGCTGATCACCGCGCCGTTACCCGTCACGCGCAAAGCCGGTCTAGCCGATTTCGTGATTAACGGCGGCTCCAGCCTGCTGGCCAAATCCTCAATCCGTCGCAAGCTCAATGCCGGTGATACGGCGGGCGGCTGTGCGGCTATCTCGCTGTACGTCTACGCGGCCGGGCATGACTGCCGGGTCCAGGGATCGGGCTGCGAGGGGATCGTTACGCGGCGCAATGTCGAGCGCTGGCTTTGTGAGCTTGAACCATGAGCCTTTCCCAAACCTGGGCGCTGATCCGCGCCTTTTTCACTCCTACCCAAACGAAAGGGGCTTTCAATTTGGAACCTACCAACGACGCACCCGGGGCCGCACCTGCCGCCCTGGTGGCCGACGCTTCGACTGTTGTTATCGGTGCTGGTACTGCTGACGCTACTGCCGCCGTTGCGCTGGCCAGCGCTATCGGTGCGCCGGCTGCCATTGCGGGCACCGCGCTTGCTCTGCCGGGCACCCTGGTGGCCGCCGCTGCGCCTGGGGCTGTTGATTCGGACGCGGCTGCGGCTCTGGATCCTGACGACGAAGACGAAGCGGGCGCTGAGCTGGAAAGCCTCAAGGCCATTAGCGGCGGCGGTGTGGACCTGTTCGTGACTGTGCTCAAAGACCTGGTGGCGTTTGCCCTGGACCTGGGGCATGACTTCGACGCGGCCTACGACAAGTCGGTGGAGCGTGCCAAAGCCCTGGCCGCAAAGCTCTGATGCGCACCGCGCTTGCTGTCATTGTCGCCGCGCTGTTGCTGGTCGGCTCGCTGGGCTGGCTCGGGCATGAGGTCTATGCCCTGGCCAGCCAGCAAGCCCAAGACCATGCGGACTTAGGCACGGCGCTCACGGCCAACCAAACCCAGGCCGGCGCGCTGGCCCAGCTCCAGGCCGACCGCGATGCGGACGCCAGGCGTGTGGCTGACCTGGTGCAGACGCTCCAGACGATCAGCGCCGTGCAAGCCAGCCAGCGCGCCGCTTTTGCCAAGGTGCTAAGCCATGCGACTCCCGCCGAAATGGCTGTTCTTAACAGCCATCTGCCTGCCGCTGTTGTGCAGCTGTTCCCGCGATCAGCCGGTGCAACTGCAACAGGTGCAAGTAATCCCCCTGACAATCCCTGAGACGCTGCTGACGCCTTGCGCTCTGATTGGCTTGGAAGGGGACACCGTTAGCGACCTGGTGAATTTCGCCATCGATCAAGGCGCCGTGATTGCTTGTTACCAGGCAAAACAAAACGCCGTGCGCGACAAAGTGAAACAGCCCGTTCACTAACTTGCTGGAAAAAAGCCCATGCCTGACCTGTTTAATATTTCGATACGCTCGAATGTAAAGGAAATTAGTAAACAGCTCTCTGGCATGGCAACCAAACAACTAAGGTTCGGCACGGCGCTGGCCCTGACGCAACTGGCAAAAGAAGTGCAGGCCGATGAATCCGACAATATCGGGCACACATTCAGCAAGCCTAAGTCGTTCACCAAAAACGCCGTCGGCATGCGGGGCGCACGCAAAGACGATCTAACCGCCACGGTGTTTGTGAAGCCCATCGCGGCGCGTTATCTGCGCCCCTATGAGGACGGCGGCAACCACGTTTTGCCGGGCCAGGCGTTGCTCAACCCGAAAAACATCAAGCTCAACGCCAACGGCCAGTTGCCGCGCGGTGTGCTGGCCAGGCTCAAGGCCAGGCCGGATATCTTCATCGGCCCGGTGCAAACCAAATCCGGGCCGGTCAATGGCGTGTGGCAGCGGATCCCCGCCGCGAAGACGGGCGCACAAACGCGCCGCCGCGTCGCGGCCGCGATGAATACCGCCGCGCACTTGAAACTGATTATTCGTTTCGGCGATGCGCTGCCGGTGCAAAAGAGTTTGCACTATCGAAGTCGTGCCGCCGCCCTGATCAATCGCCGCGCGAATGCGGTATTGGCGCAAGCCATGAATAAGGCGCAACTAACCGCGAGGTAAGTCATGGATCACTTCTTAATATTGATCGGCGTCTTACTCGTTTATTTCACTGTATTAAGGTAAGGGAAATAACTTGCATACTTTTCTAATTATCCTGGCGGTCGTTATTTGTGTGGCCGCCGTGGTCCTGGTCGTTTGTCACTTCAACGATGACAACATGACGCCCGTGGGCAAGACGGCGGGCAGCGTGTTTATCGCGGCGGTTGCGCTGGTGGTGTCGCTCCAGGTGATGCTCGACTACCCCGACCAGTCCGACTACCTCGCCCCGCGCCTGGTCAGCGCGACCAGCGCCGAGCAGTACGCCGGGCAAGTCGAGCGCCGTCAGTCGGTTGCGCCTGTCGAGCTGCCGGCCCAGGTGGTCGAGGCGCCACGCCCTGCGGCCGTGCCTGGCGTTGCACCGAGCGTTGCGCCAGGCGTCACGTCTGTTGCCGCTGCGCCGGTCGTGGTCCAGGCGCCGCGCGAAGACAGCACGTTCAAAGACATGGCCTTGGGCGGTGCGCTGGGTTACCTGGCCGGATCTGCTGGCCGTGGTTCCGACGTGCGTTCCGTGACGAATCACACGACTGTCATTCACTCCGAGCCGGCGCCGTCCTATACCGCGCCGGCCCCGGTTTCACCACGGCCGACGCCGTCCAGCGTTGTTGCGTCGACAGCTGCGCCGCGACCTGCGCCCGCGCCAGTGGTGGCCCCGCCACGTCAGACCTTCAAGTCGACGTTTTCAATGACGCGCAGTCGCCGCTAACGGCCCTGCCACTCTGGAGCATGCCGCCATGAAGTAGACAGCCGCGTTTCCTGAGTCACGGGCGCAAGTGACCGTTGGTCCTGGTACGACAACCCGGGGCGTTGGCCTGCGGTGCAGCTGAATACAGGCCCGGAGTGCATCGACCGCCAGTCGATCCCGTTAGCGACCGCGAGAGGTCACCAAGGACGGCCGTGGCACGGCGCCGGATAACGTCACCGGCACGCCCTGGAGGGCCTGAGCGGGAGGGTAGGAGGGCCATAGGCACCCCCCCCCTAGTTTGGGTCCCTCCTGGGTCCTATTGCAGCGTGGGCATTGCGCGCCACGCTGCGCCCCCAGCTATGAATTTTGAAATTTGGGTAACAGTCAGAAAATGGCCTTAGTCAATCAAGCCGAATTTGCCCGTTTGATGGACGTTTCCCGAAAAACAGTCACGACCTGGAAAGCCTCGAATCTACTGGTGCTCGCCGGTGGTTTGGTCGACGTGGAAGCGTCGAAAAAGGTCCTGAAAAAATACCGCCGCGACGGTGCCCCGGCTGTTACCTCAACCACCGTCGCCGCACGCAAAAAATCCGCGCCAGGTAACAGCGCGGGTAACGCGAAAAAGGCCGCACCAGGTAACACGCCGGCCACGCAAAAAACCCCGCGAAAACGACCGCCGCCCAAACCCGACACGCTGGAGTTTGAGGCCGAGCAGGAACTGAGTTTGCGCGGGGCAAAGCTGACGCTGAACGAGGCCCGGCGGCTCAAGGAAAACTATCTAGCGCTGCTGCGCGAACTGGAATACCAGGAAAAGACCGGATCCCTGGTCGACCTGGACCTGGTCAAGCGCGTGCTGTTTGAAGAGCACCGCGCCCAGCGTGATGCCTGGCTTAACTGGCCGGCCCGTGTCGGGCCTCTGATTGCCGCCGAGTTTGACCTGGAGGCTGACAAGCTTGTCGGGGCGCTAAATGAGCATGTCCACAAACACATTACCCAGCTCGGAGAGCCACCGCTCGACCTTACCGCCGAGCAAGACTGACGTTATCCGCAAGGCCATCCGCAAAGGCTGGACCCCGCCGCCGCGTATCAGCGTGCCCGACTGGGCCGACGAGTTCCGGTTTCTGGCCAAGGAGGCGGGCAGCACGTCCGGCCGCTGGTCGACCGCGACGGTGGAAATCGCGCGCGGCCCCATGCTGGCCGTGACCGAACCCGGCGTGCGCACCATCACCGCGATGGTCAGCACCCAGCTGTTGAAAACGGCGATGCTGGAAAACATCACCGGCTTTTTTGCCCACCTGGACCCCTGCCCCATTCTGTTGATCCAGCCCAAGGAAGCGGCCGCCGAGCAGTTTTCCAAAGAGCGGATTTCCCCGCTGATCCGGGTGACGCCGGTGCTGCGCGAAATCATGGGCAACAAGGGCAAGTCGCGGTCCAGCGATGAAACCTTGCTGTACAAGGCGTTCCCGGGCGGGTTCCTGGCCCTGGCCGGCGCCGGCAGTCCCGACAACCTGGCGCGCCGGCCGATCCGCGTCGTGCTGTTCGACGAGGTCGACAAATACCCAATCACCCGCGAGGGGGAGCCGATCCCCATCGCCGAAGAACGCATGGCCACCTTCGGCGCTAACTCGCTGTCGGTGCGCGTGTGTTCCCCCACGGTCCAGGAAGAAAGCCGGATCGAGGCCAGCTATCTGGACTCCGACCAGCGCCGGGCGTCGCTGGAATGCCCGATCTGTAAACATCGGCAGTTCCCCGACTTCCAGAAACACGTCCACTGGCAGAAGAACGGCAGCACGCACCTGACCCGCACGGCGCGGATCTATTGCGAGGGCTGCGGCGACAGCTGGTCCGAAGGCCAGCGCCTGCAAGCGCTACAAACTGCGCGCTGGCACCAAACCAGGCCGTTCGACTGCTGCGACCAGCACGTATTGCCCCTGGAGCTGTACGACCAGCGCCGCGCGATTTCTGGCGCGGCGGCGGTGGATGAGGTGTGGACCTGGAAGCACAGCGACCGCTTTGCCGTGTACATGGCCAAATGTCCGAAGTGCGGCGAGCACCCGGTGAGCAACGAGCACGCCGGGTTTCAGGCCGGCAAGCTGTACAGCCCCTGGCCCAAGGACAAGCCGGCCGACATTGCCCGCAAGTGGATCACCGCCCAGGGCAACGAGGAAATGCTCCAGGTTTGGTACAACACGCAAATGGGCCTGCCCTACCGCAAACACGCCGGTAAAGAGATTCGCGTGGAGCGCCTGCTGGAGCGGCGCGAGGTGTGGGCCGCCGACATCCCCGACGGCGTGGCCGTGGTCACGGTCGGGATCGACGTGCAAGCCTACCGCCTGGAGCTGGAGACGGTCGGCTGGGGCATGGATGAGGAATCATGGTCGATTGACTATCACGTCATTGAGGGCGAGATATCCGACCCCGAAACGCAAGCCGCGCTAGATGCCTACCTCAAACGTATTTGGTTGCGCGCCGATGGTCGCCCGTTCGCGGTCAAAGCCGCGTGCATGGACTCGGGCGGTAACCATACCCAGGACGTGTACAAGTTCTGCAAGGCGCGGATCGGTCGCAAGATTTGGGCGATTAAGGGGGAGTCGGCCACCGGTGGCGAACGCAATCCGGTATGGCCTGTCAAGAAGCCCAACAGCCGCAACAAGTCGACCTATCGGCCGATCATCCTGGGCGTCAACGCCGGCAAGGACAGCGTGTCGCTGCGCCTGCAAAAGGACGCGCCAGGCCCAGGCTATATGCACTTCCCGATCACCCGCGACCTGGGCTATTTCGAGCAGCTGACCGCCGAGCGGTCGGTGGTCAAGTTCAAGGGCACGCACCGTTACCGGGTGTGGGAGGTTCGCCCAGGGCGCGCTAACGAGGCGCTCGATTGCCGCGTGTACAGCTACGCCGCGTTGCAAGGCTTGATCCATGCCGGCTACCGCCTCAACGCCGAGGCCATCGCCATCGCCAAGACCATTGGCCCGACGGTTGCCCGTCCGGTCGAGCCGGAACCTGACCAGGGCGTCGTCCCTGACCAGGCGGTCGCGCCTGAGCCGGCGCCGCCGACCAAACGCCGGTCGCGCGCCAGTCGCCTGGCGTGACTGGTCACACAACCATAAGCCCGCCCCGTGCGGGTTTTTTATTGGGGGGCATTTATGCGCCGTTCTTCTTCACCGGGTGTCGGGCTGTTGGCCGGCATGCCGACGGCCCAACTGCAAAGCAACCTGGCGGCCGCGCAACAGGCTTATTTGGAGCTGTCGACCGGGTCCAAGGTGGCAAATGCTACGTACGCCCAGGGCGCGGGCAGTCGGTCGGTCACCTACTCGCCGGCCGACATGGCGGCGGTGCAAGTGCTGATCCGCACCCTGCAAATGGAACTGGGGTTCATTGATCGCGCCCGTGCGCCGATTCGGCCGGTGTTCTGATGGGCCAGGTCACCATTTTGGGCGCCAATGGCCAGCCCCTGCCGCCGACGCAACCCAGCAAGGCCAAGGCCCTGGCCCAAGGCAGTACCACGCCGTTTGACGCGGCGGGTTATGTCGGCGAGCACGTCGCCGATTGGAATCCCTACCTAGCGTCGCCTGACGGCGAACGCAATATGTACCGTGACCGGATCACCGCGCGAGCGCGTGACCTGGTGCGCAATGACGGCTGGGCGTCCGGCGCCGTGTCGCGGATCCTGGACAACCAAATCGGCGGCAACTTCCGGCCGATGTTCAAACCCGATTACAAGGCCCTGGCCTTGCGCACGGGCATCAAAGCGTTCGATTCAACCTGGGCGCACGAATACGCCCAGGTCCTGGCGGCCAACTTTCGCACCTGGTCGGAAGGCCCGGGGCATTACGCCGACGCCCAGCGGCACCAGACCCTAGTGCAGCTGATGCGCCTGGCATTCCGTCACAAGCTGATCGACGGCGACGCCCTGGCCCAACTGCTGTGGCTGCCGGAGCGCCTGGGGCCAGGCAAGGCCAGTTATGCGACCACGGTGCAGCTGATCGACCCTGATCGCTTGTCCAACCCGCAACTGGTGTTCGATTCGCAGACCATGCGCGGCGGCGTGGTGGTCGACCAGTACGGCGCGGCCGAGGGGTACTACATCCGCCGGGCGCACCAAGGCGATTGGTGGTCAGCGGCCGAGAGTCAAACCTGGGATCTGATCCCGCGCGAAACGGCCTGGGGCCGGCCGATCATCGTGCATGACTACGACCCCGACCGGGCGGGGCAGCACAAGGGCGGCACGGGGATTTTCACGCCGATCCTGGCGCGCATGAAAATGCTGGCCAAGATGGACGGCGTCGAGCTGGACGCGGCCGTCGTGAACGCCGTGTTTGGCGCCTACATCGAAAGCCCCTACGACCACACGCTGGTCGAGGAAGCCATCGGCGACAACGTCGACACGGGCCTGTCGGCCTACCAGCAAGACCGCAAGGAGTTCCACAACGAGCGCCGCACGTCCCTGGGCGGTGTGCGGGTGCCGATCCTGTTCCCGGGCGAGAAAATCAACGCCGTCGCGTCGACCCGGCCAAACGCCAACTTTGCCGGGTTCCAAAGCACGTTTTTGCGCAACTTCGCCCAGCAAACGGGCCTAGCGCCTCAACAGCTGTCGGGCAACTACTCGGACGCGAACTATTCGAGCCTGCGCGCCGCGTTGCTGGATGCCTACAAAACCATGGGCCGCCGGCATTACGACTACAGCCACCGCTTTGCTAATCCGATTGCCAACGGTTGGCACGAAGAAAGCCGCGATATCGATTACTACCCCCTGCCCAACGGCGCGCCCGAGTTCGCGCTGTGCCGCGCCGAGTACGGCCGCATGATCTGGATGCGTCCACCACGCGGCTGGGTCGATCCGGTGGCCGAGAAACAGGGCGCCGTGCTGGGCATGGATGCGGGCTTGTCGACGCTGCAACTGGAAACCCAGGAACAGGACTTGGATTACGAGGAAGTGCTGGAGCAGCGCGCCCGCGAAATCAAGAAATTTGAGGACCTGGGCATGGTCCCGCCCACCTGGGCGGGGATGCAGGTTTATCAAAATCAACCGGTGCCCGCTAACCAGGTCGCCACCAAACCGGAGCCGCAATGATGCAGTTTGGCCACCTGGCGCAACGCATGTTTAACACCCCCGTGGCGATTCGCCCGGAAAAAGCCGAAGTGATCATGGCCGCCCTGGCCGAGCGGATGGGCATCGCGTCGATGCGCTACCTGGGCGGCGATGCGATCAGCCTGGCTAAGCCGCTGATGATGGATGACGACGGCTACGACTACACCCGCCAGGATCGCGGCGAGAACGGCTACGACATGGCCGGCCCCGTCGCGGTGATCCCGGTTCACGGCACCCTGGTGCAGAAGCTCGGGACCCTGCGGCCGTATTCGGGCATGACCGGTTACGACGGGATCCGCCAAGCGTTTCTGACGGCGCTGTACGACCCCAAGGTGAAGGCGATTGTTCTGGACGTGGATTCGCCCGGCGGCGAGGTGGCCGGCTGTTTTGACCTGGCCGACCTGATCTACGCCGCCCGAGGCGACAAGCCAATCTGGTCGATTCTCAACGAGTCGGCCTATTCGGCGGCCTACGCTCTGGCCAGCTCGGCGGATCGGATCATCGTCCCGCGTACCGGTGGCGTCGGTTCGATTGGCGTGATTTGCATGCACGTCGACATGAGCAAGGCGCTCAACAGCGCCGGGCTACAGGTGACGTTCATCACCTACGGCGACCGCAAGGCGGACGGGCATTCGGAAATCCCGTTGTCACCCGAGGCGCTGGCCGCCTTCCAGGGCGATATCGACACCATGGGCGAGCTGTTTGTGGACACCGTCGCCCGCAACATGGGTTTGCCGGCCAGCAAGGTCAAGGCCACCCAGGCCGGCACGTTCCTCGGCGCTCGTGGGGTCGACATGGGCCTGGCCCATGCCGTCGCGGCCCCTGACGCCGCTTTTCGCTCGCTGATCGAACAGCTGGCATAACTCCAACCTGATCAAGGATCTATTTCCCGTGAGCCGAACCACTAGCTTTTCCTTTGCCCACCTGGTGGGCCTGGCGACCCGTGCCGCCAAGGCCGAAGACGACGACCAGGCGCGCCGCGCCGAGGGTCCAATGGACGACGACCCGGCCGACCAACAGAACGCCAAAGGCAAGAAGGCCGAAGGCGACGATGACGACGACATGAATCCCGAAGGGGACGATGACGACGACACCGAACCCAAGGGCAAGAAGGCCAAAAAAGCCGAAGACGACACGCTCGACGAGAACGCCGAGGAAGACGAAGACGACACCCCGAAAGCGGTGCGCGCGGATCGTCAACGCTGCGCGGCCATCGTTGCCTATGGCCTGGCCAACGGCTGCGCCGAGCAAGCGGGCGTCCTGGCGTTCAACAGCAACATGAGCAAAAACGCGGCGCTGAACGTGCTGAAAGCCGGCGGCGGGCGTTCTGCCCAGGCCCCGGCGGCGAGTCTCAATCGCCGCATGCAACAGCTCAACCACGCCCAGGTCGGCCCCGAAGGCAGCGGCGGCAAGCTGCCGCCAGGCATGTCGACCATTGCGGCCGGCATCATCAAAGCTGGCCAGTAAGCCGGCTTCCTCCCACCCCTTGTAACTGGAACGGTTCATGTCCCTGACCCCCATCGTGACGGGCGATAACGCCCAACTCCCCGGCATTAGCGCCGTGGCCTATCGCCCGGATCAGTTGATCGCCGATTCGCGCACCCTGGTGAGCGACAAGGTCGTATTGGCGGCCGGCACCTACAAGCGCGGCCAGGTCGTTGGCCTGGTGTCGGTCAACGCCCTGGAAGGCGTTCCAGGCCCGGCCAACGTTGGTAATGGCAGCATTGGCGCGCTGTCGACCAAATCGCTGAATACCGGCGCGTACACCGTGACCGCGACCGACGCGACCCATTTCCACGTCGTCAGCCCCGAAGGCGTCGACCTGGGCGTGGCGACCGTGGGTATCGCGTTTGTCAGCGCGGAAATCGGGTTCACCCTGTCGGCCGGTGCGACCGCCTTTGCGGCGAACGATCTGTTCACCGTGACCGCGTTCGACGCGGCCGGCATTTACGTGCCGAGCGTGCGCACGGCGAGCGACGGCAGCCAGGACGCCAGTGCGATCCTGGCCGACGACGTGACCCTGGCGGTGCCTGGTCATGTCGGGGCGTACTTTGCCGGCGAATTCAACCTCAACGCGCTGAGCTACGACGCCAGCTGGACCCCGTCGCTGTTGGCTGCATCACTGCGCAAACATGGGATCTACGCGAAAACGTCGATCAGTGCAGCGGCGCCGCTCAACAACTCCGCGCCGTAACGATCGATCCCGCCATCCGGCCCGCCCTGCGCGGGTTTTTTTCTGCCTGAGATTCGCCCCTAGAAGCCCGCCGCCGTGCGGGCTTTTTTGTGGCCGCTCGCTTTGCTTGGAGTCGTCATGCCTGACGCGAACACCCCCAACCTTGCGTTTACCACGGCCGACCTGATCCAGGTCGTGCCGACCCTGAAACGTCCGACTAAGTTTTTGCTCGACCGTTTTTTCCCGCAAATCCAGGTTTCCGAAACCGAATACGTCGCTATCGACATCGACGTGGGCAAACGTCGTATTGCGCCGTTTGTCAGCCCCCTGGTCGAGGGCAAGCTGGTCGAGCAGCGCGGTCGTCAGCTCAACCTGTACAAGCCGCCGTACATCAAGGACAAGCGCGCGCCGGATCTGCGCAAGCCGGTCATGCGCCAGATTGGCGAACGCATCGGCGGCGGCCAGCTCAAGGGCGCCGAACGCGAAATGGCCAACATCAATTTCGAGATGAACGACCAAATCGACATGATCGACCGTCGTATGGAATGGATGGCCGCCTGCGCACTGCAAACCGGGCAAATCATCGTCGAGGGTGAGGGCTTCCCCACGGAGGTGATCGACTTTGGCCGTGACCCGTCACTGACCGTCGCGCTGACCGGTAACAAGCAATGGGGCGTCGCCGCGAACTTCGACGAGAACGGGCATGACCCGATCCCGCAACAGTCGATTGAGCGCTGGCAGCAACGCATCCTCCGCCTGTCCGGTGCCCAGGCGACTGACCTGGTATTTACGACCAGTTCCTGGGCGCTGTTCCAGAACGGCTCGGCGATGCAAGGCGCGATCAAGTTCCCGGCGCTGAACACGGCCGGCAACACCATCAACCCAGGCGCGCAAATCGCCCCGGGCGCCGTCTACAAGGGCAAATGGGGTCAATACGACCTGTGGATTTATAACGAGTGGTTCGTGGACGAGGACGGCGTGGAACAGCCGATGCTCGAAGACGGCGCGGTGCTCATGGCCGGCCCCGACCTGATGGGTATTCGTGCGTTCGGCATGATCATGGACCCGGCGTTCAACTATGAAAGCCTGGCCTACGCGCCGAAAACCTGGCTGCGCGAGGATCCGGGGCAACGCATGATGATGATGCAAGCCTCTCCCCTGGTGATCCCGTCCCGCGTGAACGCCTCCCTGTGCGCCTTTGTCTGTGCGCCGCAAACCGACCTGGAGAACGATTAATGACCACTGCCGCCGCTAAGAAAGTCGCCGAAGGTAAACCGGTGGCGCGCCTGGTCGCGCCGGGTCGTACCGTGGTCGGCCATGACGGAAAGTCTGTTGGCCCAGGCGTTAAGGTCTGGGTCCTCGACGACGACGTGGAGCGCCTGACTCGCCTGGGTTTTCTGGTTGATCCGGAAGCCAAAGCGTTGGCCCGTCGCGGGCCAGTCACGTTGAACGAAAGAGGCTGATTGCCGCTCGACTTCGACCGACTGTTACATGCCCCGATCAGCGCGATTTTCGGCGAATCGGGGCATGGCGCAGACCTGCCGGTCTACCTCCCGCAAACCGGTCCCCCCTACCCCGTCGACGGCATTTTTGACGATGCGTACGCCGAGCCTGACCTGGTGTCGGGCCTGGCGACCAACACCGTCGAGAACGTCTTTGGTGCGCGCCTGGCGTTGTTCCAGGCAACGCCGCTCCAGGGCGACCGAATCACCATCACCCGCCTGGGCAAAACCTACCTGGTGCGCGACGTCCAGCCGGACGGTCATGGCTGGGTGCAACTGAAGTTAAACGAGCAATGACCCAAACCGCCGAGCTGTTGACCCTGGCCGTGGATGCGCTCAAGGGCGCGACCCTGGCCGGGGACCGGGTCTATTCGGCCCTGAACTGGCCGACCACGGCCGCGCAATACCCGCTGATCTATTGCAAGACCCCGACCGAGGACAAGGAATCGCTAAGCCGCAACGGTGCGCCCAGCTTCAACGTCACCGCCACGCTCAAGGTCGAGGCCCGCGCCGAGGTCGGTGCCTTGCCCAACGGGCAAAGCGCCGCGCTGTTGGAGCGGCAACTGGCGTTGTTGGGCCAGCAAATCCAGGTCGCTTTGATCAATAACCCGGCCCTGATGGGCGAGCTGCAACAGGTGCCGTTCATTCGCACTGAAATGCGCATGACCGACGCCGGCAACAAGGAACTGGGCGAAATCGAGGTGGCCATCGGTTTGGAGTTTTTCCAAAGCGTCGAGGACTTTTTCCCGCTGCCGTCCTGGCCGCTGGAAACCGTCGCCATCAATGCCGACCTGGTCAACGTGTTTGACCCTACAGGGACCTATCCCGACGCCGAGTTTCCCGACTCGGTGACCGATGCGCCGCGCACCAGCGGGCCAGATGGCCGCGCCGAAGCGGGCTTGATCATCACACTCAATTCTGAGGCTTGACCCCATGCGAGTTTATCCAGTCCCTGGGCTGCCCCTGCGCGACCCGGTTAAGGGCGACTTTGTGCCCGATGAGGGCCGAGAGGTCGCTGATTCACCGTTCTGGCGCCGTCGCCTAAAAGTCAATGACGCCAGCTTGACCCCGCCCAAAACGACCCCGACCAGCGCGCAGACGGCGCCGCTGGTGGTGATTGAGGAAACCGCCCTGTCTGTCCTGGTCCAGGACGACGAATCGCCCCTGGTCGACGATCAGGCCGACGCCGACGCGGGTAACAACGGGAGCGACGCCGAATGACCGTTTCGTTTAGCAAGATCCCGTCAAACCTGCGCTTGCCGCTGTTTTATGCCGAGGTCGACAACAGCCAGGCCAACAGCGGCGCGCAGAATCAGCGCACCCTGATCATTGGCCAAATCACGACGGCGGGTAATGCCGTGCCGTCGGTGCCGGTGATCAGCGCCGGCGTCAACGATGCCAAGGCCAAGGGCGGCCCCGGGTCGATGTTGCACCTGATGACCCTGGCGTATAAGGCGTCGGACAATTTCGGCGAGGTCTGGTTTTTGCCCCTGGCCGATGCCGCGCAGTCGATCAAGGCCATCGGTTCGGTGGCCGTGACGGCGCCCCCGAGTGCGTCCGGGGTGATTTCGCTGTACATCGCGGGCCAGTTGGTCAGCGTGACCGTCACGGCGACGGACACCGTAGCGACCACGGCGGCCAGTATCATTGCCCAGGTCAACCAAAACACCGCGTTGCCGGTGACGGCGGCGGTCGATGCGGTGACGCCGGGTAAGGTCAACTTAACCGCGAAGAACGCCGGCGCCTGCGGCAACGATATCGACATCCGCCTGAACTTCCTGGGCACGGCGGGCGGCGAATCCACCCCTAGCGGCCTGGCCTTGACCGTCACGGCGATGGCGAGCGGTGCGACCAACCCGCTATTGGACGATGCCCTGGCGAACCTGGGTGATGAGCCTTTCGACTTCATCGTATCGCCCTACACCGATAAGGCATCGTTGGATTCGCTCAAGGCGTTTTTGAGCGATACGGTCGGCCGCTGGAGCTGGGCCAATCAGATTTATGGCCACGTCTTTGCCGCCAAAAGCGGCACCCTGTCGACGCTGACGGCGTTCGGCGTGACCCGTAACAACCAGCACGAAACCGTGATTGGCGTATACGACTCGCCGACCCCGACCTGGTTGTGGGCGGCCGACATGGCCGGCGCGGCGGCGGTGGCCTTGCGCGCGGATCCGGGGCGCCCATTGCAAACCCTGTCCCTGGGTTACGTGACCGCCCCGCCGCACGATTCGCGGTTTATCGCGACCGAGCGCAATACCTTGCTGTGGGACGGTATCTCGACGTTTACCGTCGGGTCCGACGGCACGGTGGCCCTGGAAAACGTGATCACCACGTACCAGGTGAACAGCTACGGCGAGGCCGACGACAGCTACCTGGAAATCGAGACGCTGTTTCTGCTGATGTACGTGCTGCGTAACCAGCGTTCGGTGATCACGTCGAAGTTTGCCCGGGTCAAGCTGGGCGCCGATGGCGGCCGCTACGGTCCCGGTTCCGGCGTGGTCACGCCGTCGACGATCAAGGCCGAGCTGATCGCCAACTACCAGGAAATGGAAACCGACGGCATGGTCCAGAACAGCGCGCTGTTCGCCCAGGCGCTGATTGTCGAGCAGGACAAGAAGAACCCCAACCGGATCAATGTCCTGTGGCCGGTGGAGCTGATCAATCAGCTGCGCATCATGGCCTTCCTGGCGCAATTCCGCCTGTAACCCCTTCTGTTCCACCCCAGCCACCCCACGCGGGTGGCTTTTTTTGGACCTTAAAAAATGGGTAGCAAAAACCTTCTCGCCGGTACGGCCAACATCACCGTAAACGGCAAAAACTACATGCTGGTGGGCGACCTGTCCTACGACCCGTCGTCGGTCAAGCGCGAGACGAAAAGCGGCCAGGATGGCGTTCACGGTTTCTCCGAAATGCCAAAGCCCGGGAAGATTTCCGGGACCTTGCGCGACAGCGGCGACCTGACCGTGGCCGACATCAACGCCATGACCAACGAAACCGTCGTGCTGGGCCTGGCCAACGGAAAAACCGTGATCGGCCGGAACATGTGGACGATTGACGCACAAGAAGTAAAGACCGCCGAGGGCACGTTTGAAGTGTCCTGGGAAGGCCCATCCGTAACTGAGGTGACCGCATGAACCAGTCCGACACGCTGAAACTTGAATTCAGAAAACCCATTGTGATTGGCAGCGGTAACGACGCCGTCACCTACGCCCATGTGGATCTGCGCGAACCCATGGCGTTCGAGCTGGAGCAGGCCCAGCGCGCCGACACCCCAGTAGGGTCGGTGATCACCCTGGTATCGGTCATTGGCAAGATCCCGCGCCTGGTCGCCGAAAAGATGTCCGGCCGTGACATCAACCGCGCCAGTAACTACCTGTCGGGTTTCAAGGATGGCCCCGAGACGGCGGCGGATGGCCAGAACTGATAGCCGACCTGACCAAATACTACGGTTGGGGTCCGCGTGATGCCTGGTCCCTGACTCTGCGCGAGCTGAGCTGGTGGGCCAAGCAATCTATCCGTATCAGCGAGAACAAGAGCGATGGCCAATAGCTTCAAGATCACGATTGACGCCGTCGACAACGCTACGGCGGTATTTCGCAAGGTCAACGGCGCCGTCAATCAGCTGAGCCGGCCCTTTGAACAGGTCGGCCAGTCGTTCAAGAGCCTGGGCCGCGAAATGGGCTTCCAGCGCCTGGGCAAGAACCTGGGCAGCATTGGCCGCGAGGCGCGGGGGGCGGCGTCGGGGGTGACCTCGATTGTCGCGCCCCTGGCCGCGATCACGGGTGTGGGGTCAGTCGCCGGGATCATTGCCCTGGCGGATGGCTGGGCCAGGCTGGGGCGGTCCACGTCCAACACGGCGGCCAACATCGGCGCCAATGCCGGCGAGCTGCAACGCTTCCAGGGCGCGGCACGCCTGGCGGGGCTGTCGTCTGAGGACATGGATAACAGCCTGCAAGGGCTGGCCACCACCATGGAAAACGCCGCATTCGGCCGCGATAACGGCGCGCTGATGCTGTTCAACCGCTTGGGCGTGGGCATCAAGCGCACGTCTGACGGGGCCATGGATGCGACGGGCGAATTCAAGGCGCTGGCCACCGCCATTGGCAACCTGAAAAACCCGCAACAGCAAATGTTGGTCGCGCAGAAATTCGGCCTGACCAGCCTGCTGCCGCTGATTCGCCAGGGGCCGGAGGCATTCGACCGCCTGACGAGTCGCGCCGAGGCCATGGGCCTGGTGCTGTCGGGATCGGCGCTCAAGTCGGCAACCGAGTTTGCCAACAGCCTGGACTTTCTCCAGGGCGCCGGGATCGGGCTTAAAAATTCGGTGATCGAGCAGCTGACCCCGGCGATTAAACCCCTGGTCGACCAGCTGGGCGGCTGGATCGTGCAAAACCGTGAGCTGATCGCCCAGGACGTAGGCGCCTGGGCGCGGGACTTTGCCACCTGGGTCAATGGCGTGGACTGGAAGGCCGTCGGCAAGGGCATACACGACTTCATCGGTGACGTCGGCACGGTGGTCGACAAGCTCGGCGGCTGGAAGACCGTCGCCATTGGCCTGGGTGTGGTGATGAATGCCGGCCTGATCGTGGCCGTGGGCAGTTTGGGCCTAAGCCTGGTGCGCGGTGGGGCCGGGATCCTGACCTTTATCGGCCTGCTGACGCGCTGGAAATTCGCCTCGAAGGCCGCCAGCGTCGCCACCCTGGAAACGGCCGCCGCCGCCGAAGCGGCAGCGGTGCGGGAGGCGGCAGCGGCGCGCGGTGGCTTGCTGGGCGCCGGCTTGCTGGCCACCACGGTGGTGGGCAGCTCGCTGGCCTTGTCCGGTGACCAGGACCAGGGCGAGCGTGACGCGCGCGTCCTGGAAAACCGCGCCCTGGCCGGTGACCGAGGCGCCGCCCTGGCGCTGGCCAAGCAGCAATTGACGCATTTCTATCAGCCGAACCCGTCGGATAAGGACATCGAAGAGCGCGCCAATGACATTTCCAGCGGCCGCCAGGCCGGTTACTCGCCGGAGCTGATGGCCCGTCTGCATCCGCAACAGGCGGACGCTGAAAAACAGCTGAGCGGCATCGAGCAGAAGTATCAGCTGCCTGCGGGCTTGCTAGACAAGGTCTGGAACCAGGAATCCAGCCGAGGCGCGGCGCTGTTGTCGCCCAAGGGCGCCAAGGGGCATTTCGGGTTTATGGACCCGACCGCCAAGCAATACGGCCTCAAGGATCCGAACAACTTCGGTGAATCGGCGGACGCGGCGGGCCGGATGTATCGGGACCTGTTGAAAGCCAACGGCGGCGACCTGGACAAGGCATTGGCGGCCTACAACTGGGGCCAAGGCAACCTTGACAAAAAGGGACTCGACCAGGCGCCGGCGGAAACGCGCAACTACATCCGCGACATTGAAAACGGCCTGAAAGCCGACCGCGCCAAGGCCGCGCCGGAACAAGTCGCCCCGCCTGGGCCGAGCAGCGTGGCCAAGGACGAACCCCAGCGTCATGCCTTCGAACTGACCTTTAGCGGTCTGCCTGCGGGTGTGACGGCCAAGGTCAAGTCGTCGACGGGCGCCGAGGTCAGTTCCAAAATCGGTTATTCGGGTATAGGGGCTATCGCATGAAAGGCTGGGTGAAACAGCTGAACCCCGCGTCGTTTCGCGGGCTGCGCTTTGGCGTCCTGGGCGGGGAGGCGCGATTCGGTCGCCGTCTCGCCGTCCACGAATACCCAGGGCGTGACAAACCGTACGCCGAGGACATGGGGCGCGGTTTGCGGGTGGTTAACCTGGTCGGGTTTCTGATCAGTGACAGCCTGATCTATGACGGCGGCGACGTGATCGAGCAGCGGGATTTGATGATCGGGGCGGCCGAAAAGGCCGGCCCGGGCATCTTGATACACCCGACCCTCGGGCAAATGCTGGTGTCAGTGCCGGCCGGCGGCCTGTCCGTCGTCGAGCGGTGGGACGAGGGCCGCTATTTTGAGCTGCATTTCTCGTTTATCGAATCCGGCGACCGGGTTTTTCCGGCGTCAAAGCCGGATCATCGCTCGTTTCTAGAGCTGGTTTTAAGCGCCCTGGGGCTGGACTCGGCGGCGGATTTTGTGGCGTCGGTCCAGGCCAACGTCAGCGCCGTGTTTAAGGCCATCAAGACCGCCGAGGGGTACATCAGCGACGCCCTGGACATGGTCGAATCGGTGATCGATGCCGGCCAGTCCGCGGTGAATGCGGTGGTTGATACTGTCGCCGGTTTCCAGCAAATCGTCGGCCGCATTTCCCACGATGCCAGCCAGCTGTCGAGCCTGACCAGCCTGCTGTCGGGCGACTTTGGCCGGTACAAGGGCGGGGCGACCACCAGCGCGCTACAGCAAAGCCGCAAAGGTCACGATTCATCGGCCGAGCTGGCCGGCATCATTGCCGCCAGCGTGGCCCAGCGGGCGGCGGTGGCCACCGCGTCGACGGCGCTGGCCACGGCGGCGGCGGGATTCGGCGCCGGCTCGCTGGCCACCTTCACCCAGGCCGCCCAATCCCTGGTCGCCACGGTGGCGGCTGGGATCGCGGCGCCGGCGGATAAGATTCGCCTGTTGTCGCAGTTGGCCAGCTTCACCACGACCGACTATGCCAGCACCTCACAGATTGGCCAGGCTAAGACAGTGGCCCAATACGTGACCGCCGCGCTGTTGCGCCGGGCCGCCATCGGCCAGCTGGCCAAAGCCGCTAACGCCTATGTGCCGACCTCCTACGATGACGCGATCAGTGTGCGTAACACGGTGGTGGCGTTCATTGAGGCGGAAATGCTGATCGCCGGCGACATGGGCGACGACGCCACCTATGGCAGCCTGCGTGATTTGCGCCAGGCCGTGGTGCAGGACCTGGACGCGCGCGGGGCCAGCCTGGCGCCGCTGGAAGTGTTCACCCTGCGCGACAGCCTGCCCTCCCTGGTCCTGGCGAATCGGCTGTACCAGGACACGACACGTTCGGATGAGCTGATCGGTGTCGCGGACCCCATTCACCCGGCGTTCATGCCGTCGAGTTTTCGCGCGCTGAGCAGCTGACGCGCCTTTCTGGAAATGCCTCATGTTTGATAACGACGTGGTCGTGGTTGCCGGTGGGCAACAGTTAAGCGGCTGGACCGACGTAAGGATTACCCGGGGCATCGAGCGATTGCCCAGCGACTTTAACGTGGGCATGTCGGACGTGACCCCGGGCACCGTCAATGCGGTGGTCGCCAAGCAAGGCGACCCGACGCAAATCCTGATCGGCGATGACCTGGTGCTAAACGGCTACATCGACAAGATGATCCCGGGATTCTCCAAGGCGTCGCACTGGATCCGCCTAACCGGACGGTCTAAATGCGCGGACCTGGTCGACTGCGCGGCCGAGTGGCCTGGTGGGCAAATCAGCGGGGCAAATGCCTTGGTGATCGCGAAAAAACTGGCGTCGGTCTACGGCATCGAGGGCGAAGGCATTCCGGTGTATAGCGATGTCGACGACCTGCCGGTGATCCCGCGATTCAACCTGTTGAACGGGGAAAGCGCGTTCGAAATCATCGAGCGAATCAGCCGCTATTCGGCGGTGCTGGCCTACGACACGCCCGAGGGCAGTCTGTTTTTAAGCCGCGTCGGCAGCAATCTTACCTATGCCTCGGGTGGCTTGATCGAAGGCGTCAACGTCGAAAGCGCATGGGTCGAGAATTCGGCCGACGGGATCTACAGCAATTACGATGCGCTGTTGCAGTCGATGGATGTCCTGGGCGACGTGGGCGATACCGGCAATCTGATCTACAGCACGACCGATCCGAATTGCCAGCGGCATCGGCGGCTGATCCTGATCGCCGAGGCGGCCGGTGGCGGCGTGGACCTCGTCAAGCAGCGCACGCTGTGGGAGGCATCCCGGCGTCACGGGCGCAGCCAGGTCGTACGCGTCGTTTGCGACTCCTGGCGCGACTCGGCGGGCGTGCTCTGGACGCCCAATACGTACGTACCCGTCGAGCTGCCTACCCTCAAATTCCCAGGCGACATGCTGTTGTTATCCGAGGTCACGTTTTCCCTGACCGAAGAAGGCCATCATGCCGAGCTGACCCTTATGGCGCCTAGCGCCTTCACCCCGCAACCGGTGCAACTGCAGCCGGGGCCTCTCGAGTTTTCCCATGGGCTCAACAACTGAAATGGGCGGCCAGTTGTCGCGGATCTGGCGCCGCGTCCAGCTGGCCGTCGGGCGAGGCCGGATCACCTACAGCAACGACACCGGCAACGTGCAAACCCTGCAAGTGCGCCTCGGCCAGCTGGAAACCCGCGACGGGACGCCGCGCCTGGGCGAGTTCGGTCACGCCTCCCGGCCCCCGGTCGGCTCTGACGTGGTGGCCGTGTTTGCCGCCGGCAACCGTGCCGACGGGGTGGTGATCGCCAGTGGTCACCAGGCGTCGCGCCCGCGTGGCCTGGTCGAGGGCGAAAGCCAGCTGTACGACCTGTGGGGCAAGTCGGTGTACCTGACCAGTGCCGGCGGGATCGTGGTCGAGGCCCAGGGCACGCCGGTGACGGTCAACAACGCCACGGTGGTGACCATCAACGCCAGTGATTCGGTGGTGATGAATACGCCCGTGCTCAAGGTCAGTGGCGACATCGAGGCCGGCGGCGATATTCGCGACAGTGTGCGCACCATGGCGGCGGATCGCGCGATCTACGACGGCCATAACCACGGGGGCGGCCCGGCGCCGAGTCAACAGCAATGAGTGATATCAAAACGGTCTGGATCGCTTCGACGGGCAGCGGCGATTGGCTAATTGCCGACGGCGCGCTGGCCAGCGCGGACGACCTAAGCACGGCGCTATTGCTGAGCCTGTTTTCGGATCGCCAGGCCAATGCCGACGACGTATTGCCTGACGGCGGCACTGATCGGCGCGGATGGTGGGGCGACCTCGATCAGGACGTGCCGCTGGGGTCGCGGCTGTGGTTGCTGTCGCGCTCGATCCTCAGTGATGAGGTGGCCAAGCTCGCCGTTATCTACGCCAAGGAGGCGTTGCAATGGCTGATCGACGACAAGGTGGCCGAGGCCGTGACCGTCACGGCCACCCCTGACGGCAGCAAAACCCTGGTGCTAAACGTGACCGTCACGCGTAAAGCCGGCGCCCAGTCCTACCGCTACGGCTGGGCCTGGAGTCAATTCAGCTGATTCATCCCCCCGCATCACGACCGCCTGACGGCGGTTTTTTTTCGCCTGGAGTTTCTTCTATGCCATATCCACGCCCGGCCCTGTCCGAGCTGCGCGCGCAGGTTGCGTCTGACCTGACGGCGGGGCTTAAAACGGTCGACGGCCTGTTGCGGTTTTCTAACCTGGGCATTTTGGGCACCAGCGTCGCCGGCCTTTCCCACCAGCACTATGGGTATTTGGCCTGGATCGCCAAGCAGGCGACGCCCTACACCGCAACCGGCGAAATCCTGGAAGCCTGGGCCGCGCTGAAACAGGTCTATCGAGAGCCTGCCACGTTCGCCAGGCTACGCGCGACGTTTATGGGGGTCGTCGGCAAGGTCCTGGCCGCCGGCACCCAGGTGGCGCGCAGCGATGGGGTTTACTACACCACCGCCGCCGAGGCGACCGTTGCCGGTGACGGCACGTTGTCGGTCGAGATCCTGGCAAGTGAGTCGGGCACGGCCGCCAACGCCGAAGCCGGCACCCTGGTGGTGCTGGCCGACGTGGTGGACGGCATTCAGTCCACGGGCGCGGTGACGGCCCTGGTCGAGCTGGGCGACGAAGTCGAGAAAGACCCCTCCTTTCGCAACCGCATGCTGGCCGCCTACCAGGCCAAGGCGCGCGGCGGTGCCCAGGACGATTACACGTTGTGGGCCTTGAATGCCACGGGCGTCACCCGCGCCTGGGTCAAGCCCCTGGGCGCCGGCCCCGGCACGGTGGTGGTCTATGTGATGTTGGACGCGGTGAACGCCGCGTCCAACGGCTTCCCCGTCGGTCGTGATGGGCTGTCGGCACTCGATAACCGCGCCACGGCCGCCAGTGTCGCCCAGGGCAATCAGCTGGCCATTGCCAACGAAATCTTTAAGGTCCAGCCAGTCACGGCCATGGTCTACACCTGTGCGCCGGATCCGTCGCCGGTGCCCTTTACCATCACCGGCCTGGCCACGGCCCCCACCAGCATGCGCCAGGCCATCGCCCAGGCCATCGCCCAGGTGATGCTCGACGAGGGCGCCCCACTGGATGACGGCTCCAGCGTCGACCTGTCGTCGATTGAGTCGGCTATCGCGGCGATTGCCGGCACCCAGGGATTCGTGATCACCAGCCCGCAAGGCAACATCGCCAACCAGTTGGGTTACCTGCCGACCCTGGGGCCGGTGACCTATGGTTGATCCCCTTTTTTCCGATGCCGACTACACCCGCGCCCTGGCCAATTTGTTGCCACCTGGTCGCGCCTGGAGCCGCGAGCCGGACAGCGTGCAAATGCAGGCCCTGGGCTGTTACGCGCAGACCTTTCGGCGCAGTAGCGACAGCGCTGTGGACCTTCTCAACGACGGGTTTCCGGCCAGCTCGATCAACCTGCTGCCTGAGTGGGAGGCGACGCTGGGCCTGCCGGATCCGTGCGCCGGCGTCGCCCCCACTCTGCAAGCCCGCCGTGCCCAGGTAGTCGCGCGATTTGCCAGTGCCGGCGGCCAGTCGGTCAGCGATTTTGAGACGTACGCCGCCGGCCTGGGCTACGCGATCAAGGTCAAGCAATACAGCCCGTTTCGGGTCGGTCAGAACGCCATGGGGCAACAGCTCGGCGGCGTTGACTGGCTGAACACCTGGGCCATCGAAGCGCCGGTTAACACCATCACGCGCTTTCGCACTGGCGCTGCGGCCATGGGTGAACCCCTGGCCAGCTGGGGCAATGCGGTCCTCGAATGCGAGCTGCGCGACATTGCGCCGGCGCATTCCATCCTTCAATTCCACTACCTGTAAGGTCCCCCCGATGTTTCAAATCGATAACGACACGTCGTCTCAGAACCTGCCGGCGCCTTCGTCAGCGAAGACGCCAGGCTATTTCGTGGACGGCGACCCGGCCAAGGGGATTCCGGCGACGATCCTGCCGGCCGAATTCATGAACATGCTGATGATGGAATTCATCAACCTGGTGGTAGCGGCGGGCCTGACACCCAGCAAATCCGATTACACCCAGTTGTCGAAGGCCATCCCGGCGCTGATCAGCAAGCTGGCGACCGTGGATTGGTCGAAGATCACCAACGTGCCCACCACCCTGGTTAAGACCGGCACCAGTCCATCGCTGACGGGTGTGGAACTGTCCGGGCCGACGCCTTACTTAGACTTTCACTTTGGCAGCGACGCGGCCGACTACAACGTCCGGCTGATCAACAACGCCGACGGCACATTGTCGTTGCTCAACAAGGCCGGCACCACGCTGTGGAGCGTTAAAAGCAGCGTGTTCGACCTGTCGGTTCCTTTGTTGCTGCGCCAGGCTATGTCGGCCGTGTCGCAAGGGGCGGGGATGTCGATAGCGCTCAACAGTGCTGACAACACGCTGACCCGTTTCGGGATCAACCACACGGACACGACGTTTAACCTGTGCAACTTCAGCGACGCCGGCGCGTACGTCGCCAACGTCCTGAGTGTGCTGCGCTCAACGGGCGTTATCTCGTTGTTGGCACGGCCGGTTTTTGCCGGGAATACGCCCTGGGACTCGGGCAACTTCACCCCATCGGGCAAGGCCGACAAGGCCACCACCCTGGGCGGTTATGGCATCACCGACGCGGTGGCCGCCTCGACCTATAACACGTTTGTTAATACCACCTACCCCACGTTTGTGAACGCCACCAACAACACGTTGGCCGGCAAGCAGGCCAACCTAGGGTTTACCCCGGTTCGCCAAGGTGGGGGCGCCGCCCAGCTAGGCAATATTGTGCAGATAGGCTGGGACGGCGCCGGCTGTCGAGTGCAAATCGACTCGCTGGACCTGGGTCGAATGCTGACCGAGGTCAATTACACAAACTATTTCCCGGCGGGCATCGCCTCGGTCGGTGTGTACAACATTGGCTCTTTTGGCCTGTTCACCTTTCAGCCTGGCTCGGCCGTCAACGCAGGCACAGCGGTGGCCGGCTCCAACCTTCGCCCAGCGCCTACCAATGGTTATGTCGGCAACGCCTACGGCGCGCCGCCCGGTACGTGGGTCTGTTGCGGGACGTGTAACAACAACACTTCCACGGGTGCCACCACCCTTTTTCAGAGAATCAGCTAATGCGTACCGTACTGAGTGCCAGCAAACCGGCCTGGGCCAACCCTGATAAGACCATCATCGATCTGTATGTGCTGTTTGAGGAACTGCAAGACACGTTCGGCGAGCTGCCATTCTCCGCGACGGCCGATGCCGCCGAGGACTACACCCGCGAGCTGTTTGCCAATGCGGTCAAGGGTGACTATGGCGATATCGCCGAGTACGCCGCGCCGGTCTACACCGCCGAGCAGCTGGACGCCCAGGCGCGCGCCTGGCGTGATGGGCAAATCACCGACAGCCAATGGCTGATCGAGCGCCACCGTGACCAGGTCGACGCTGGCACCGCCACGACGCTGACCGCCGCGCAATATTCGGCACTGCTGGTCTACCGCCAGAAGCTGCGCGACTGGCCGACCGTGGCCAACTTCCCGGCCGACAGCACCAAGCCCGCCGCCCCGGATTGGCTGGCCGCTGCCGAGGCTGTCGACGAGGACGTTTAACACCCCTTCCCTTGTGTGACCCGTCACGCGTGCAACACCCCGCAACACCCCTTCCCTATCGTTTGACCGTCTGAGGTTTCCTATGTGGTGGCTTGCCTTGCCGCGCGCGCTGGCGCAGTGGCTGTTTCTGTTCGTCTGCAATGTGGTGCTGTTGGTCCTGGGCCTGGTGGTGGTTGCGCTGGCCATTCCCTTCCGGGTGCCTGGCGTTTCCGTCAGTGATGGCCGCCCTATCGTCAACCTGCCGCGCTGGGCCTGGCTGTGGGGCAACGATTACGACGGCCTGACCGGCGACAAACACGGCACCTGGGCGGCGTCGACGCCGTTCGGCTGGCCGGTCGATTCGTTCCTGGTCATGTACACCTGGGCGGCGCTGCGCAACCCGGTGAACAACATGCGGCAAACGTCGCTGTTTTCCTGCCCGGTGGCCAGCGTGACCATCACCGGCTATGGCCAGGACTACGTGCGCGACCATATCGGGCAAACCGGCTGGCAATTTGTGATCGCCCGGCGCGGGCTGCGCCGGTGGTACGGTTTCTATTGGGTGCATCCGTGGAGCCTGACGCGTGCCCTGGTGGTGCGCCTGGGCTACAAGATCACCAAGGCCGACCAGGGCGGCGCCGAGCTGATCGGCATGACCACCAAAGTCAATTTCGCCAAGTCGATCTAGGCGCAGCGTTACGGCGCCTGGCCGCGCTAAGGACATGAATCGGCAATCAAATGTTTGCCGCATCGTCATGTTCGGGAGTAGGATTCGGGGAATAACTCTCCCCGAACGGCCGGCACAAACCGGTGTCGTGCATTCTAGAAAGGTCGGCCAACAAGGTCAGACCCGCGTGCCAGGCTGGCGGTTTGGGCAAGGATAGGCTTTAAAAAAAGTAAACTTTTAGCTGCACAATAAGTAAATGAGCGCTAAGATTGCTGCCACAAAGATGCCCATTTGTAGGGCGCGCGTGGCAAAAAAGCCATAAAAAACAGGAATTTAGCTTCGCAGAAAAGAAAAAACCCCAGGGCCGGCAAGCTCTGAGGTTTTTGGGGCCACCACACAAAAACTCTGTGATAACCGACATGAAGGTTCGAGTTTATGCGTGTAGGCCCGCTGATGCAAGCGCAGACAGTTGGGGCACTCCATGCACGGCTCAATCGAGCTATGCGACGCACCCGTTTTAAAATGGGGAAAGCGCGCATACACCTATCCGGGCGAGAACCTGAATACAGGCAATCGCTGCGGGCACGATCCGCAAAGCCTGGCGACGTTTCGCCTGGCGTTGCCGACGCCTGGCGGCGGCTACCGCATCAAGATCCTGGAAAAGCTGATCGAGAAGGCGCAAGCCTACTTCCTCGATCCCACGTCCGTGCCGCTCTTGACCTACCTGGCCAAGAAAAAGAAGAAAGACGGCGACTACCGCCAGAATCGCAGCGAGGCCCGCGAAGGCTTGTCCCTGGTCATGTGCGCAATCTTTGCCGCCCTGGATCTCAAGTCGTTGCGTGTGGGCGCCTACACCCCGCGCGGGGAGTTCAAGAACCTGCATTTCAACGAGCTGGCCAGCCGCGCCGGCTTGTCCCGCACCATTGAAGACCCCGAAAACCCATCGACCACCATTGAAGTGGCATCGAGCCGCTTCTGGCGGGCCATTGCCTGGCTGAAAAAAGCCGGCGTGATTGAGGTTTTCGAGCAGTACGACGAGCTGGCCGACGGTAGCAAGCGCGGCCGGCCCGCCATTAAGACGGTCAACCCCAAGTTTCTGCGGCAACTGGGCAAGTTCACCCAGGCCGCGTTTAAGCGTGCCCGTGTTAAATCCTCGGAAAAGGTCACTGAATACGTCAACGGCGCGACCCTGAGCGGCGTGCTGAGCAAGGACGAAGACGACCAGCTGGCCCGCGACCTGCAACAGGACGCGTTTCGCAAGCAGATGAGCACCGCCCCGGTGCGCAAGAACCAGCACCCGAAGACGGTCGCCCGCGACAACAACACCGATGCCCTGCTAAACGATTACGGCGCGTACACCGCTGCGCTGATGGCCAAGATCGCCAAAGACCTGGGCCGACCGATACGCGGCGGCGCTGAAGGTCAGCGCCTCTGGCGCCAATACGGCGGCCTGTCCGAGCCGGAATGGCAACGAAAGCGAGCCGGGCAGTAACCACCCGCCACCCTCCCCGCTAAACCTCCCCGAAGCCTCGGGCGACCCGCCGTGGTCGCGCCGTGGCTTTCGTGCGCCTGCACCCTGCCTATGCCCTCCCTTGCCCCATAAAACGGCTCAAAACGAGCCTGGCGGCGCCATAAATCCCCCTTGTTTTGCCCTCTTATCCACAGCCCTGACGCCTGACGCGGAATTTCGTAAAAATTACGTGGTTTTGAAAATCTTAGGTGGCTTGAAAGAGCGATTAAGTCGCTAGTGTTCTTTTCCTTTTTTGCTTCTGAGAATCTTGCGGCATGCCTGCGGCCTGCCTTTTTTATGCCTCGGCGTAGCCGAGAACAGTTTACCTACGCCTGGGCAAGCCCAGGCAAGACGGCCGCCCGCAAGTCGTGCCTACGGCACGGCGGGACGTGACAGCCTCGCCGGCCACGCCGCCGCCGTTCCGTCAGTGAGGCGCCTTACTCTCCCTACGGGCCGCGAACCTCCGCGTGGAGTCGAGCACAGTGCCCCGGCCCTCCGATCGATCACGCGCCGGCCGTTGGCCTGGTCGGTCGCTTCGCTCCAGTGATCAGTGACGGGGGTGAACTCGCGGCATTTGTCGGTCTGCCAGCTCGCCAGCGCCTGCCTGGGCGATTTTGTCGAGCTGGCCAGGTCAGCGCCTGGCTTTGGCCACCGCGTCGCCTGGGCGATTTTACGGCGTCGCGGTGGTTCGACGGCCGGCGCTCGACTCGGCGGCCGTTCACCAGGTGCGCCGCGCGCCGCGTTTGGCCAGGTCGACCAGGACACTGAAAAGCCAGGCTGCCCAGCGCCAAACCTCAAAGGTGCGCGGCCGCCGGCCGTGCGCCTGGCCGCATCGAGCATCGCGACACATACAAAAATAGTTTTGTAGAAATGTAGTAATTGCGGCTGCCCTGGGCTATCTTGTCGTGACTAGTCACGCAACGGAACGACACCCGATGATCGACCCCCACGACAAACGCACCGTAGACCTGGTGGAATTGGCCAGCGGCCGCCCGGGCCAGCACCTGGCCGAACTGATCGAGGCGACCGAGTCGAGCGCCCTGCCCCAGGATGAGGCCGACGACCCGCACGCCGGGCCGCTGGACGCCGCCGCCCGGCAGCGCAAAGCGCGCGCCAAGCGCAAGGCCCTGGGCAAAAAAGCGGTATGGCTGACCGATGTTGAACGCCTGGCTGTGCAATGCGCCCTGGAGCTGCTGCACGACATCCCTGCCCCGGGTTTGGCGGCCACCCTGGACGCTGCCCTGGAAGCGGTCGCCCCTGGTGCGAAGTGGCCAGCGGCCGCCAAGCCGGTCCCGCGCGTGGACGCCAGCCAGGTGGAAAGTTTGCGCCGCCAGGTCGAGCACCTGGAAAAGGACAATAGCGCCCTGATCGCCGAGCGTAGCAAGGCGTTCGAGGCGGTCGAGGTGCTGCAAAACAGGCTGCGCCGGGCGTTTCTGCCCAGTGATTACCGCCGGCAGCCGGGCGAGTGATCGCCCTTTTATTTCTGTATAAATGTAGAAATGTAGAAAAATAGTCTGTAATGTTGCGTCACCCAACCCGCAAAGGAGCGTTACCCATGACCCACATGAAAACGATCATCAGCCACCGCACTGACGCGACGGCCTGCCACCACGCGTTCGGTTTTCTCGACAGCGCCGGCCGCGAAATCGGCATGGTCGCATTGTGCTGGGAGGTCGACGTGGTCGAAGCCACGGACGAATCGGGCCTTCACTACACCAGTTTTGAGGCACCCGGCCATTACTTCGCCGCGTCCGTTCAGTCCACCCGTGACGGACAAAGCGGGGGCGCTGCCCAGCCCAACCACTACTTTAAGACCGCCGAGGACCGCGACGCCTATCTGGAGCGGCGCCGGCTGGACAGCCAGAAAGCCGCCGAGAAAAAGGGCACTCCCCGCCCCTACCGTTTTCGTTTGTCTATTAATGTAGAAATGTAGAAATCTACTTGTTTTCTATGCCGGAACGGCTAGAATACAGGCCATGGGAAGCGCAACGGGCGTGACCCAAACCCCATAAGGATGACGCAACATGCTGGAAGATCGCCAAGAGCTGGAACTGGAAAAACTGCGGGTAGAGATTCAAAAATTCATGGCCGAAAGCCGCAAGCTGAACGCCGAGGCACGCAAGCTCAAGCGTGAGTCCGATTGGTATCCCTTCGCGGCCGGCGCGGGCCTTGTCACCGCCATCGTGGCCCTGCTGACCGTCTTCGTTAAATTCGTCAGCTGACCCACCGGCCCCGCGCAAGCGGGGCCACCTGACCAGTGCCCGCCCCGTGACCTTGTCATTTTCCGGCGGCGGGCGCACATTGATCCCAAGGGCGGCGCAACAGGCGCGGCCCGTTCCCTAAAGGATGATCGAGCATGAGTAACGCACAAGCCAAACCGCTGGACCCGCTGCACGCCGATGTTGACGCGTTCACCGAAGAAATGCGCCAGGCGCGCCAGGCGGCCGCGTCCACCCGTAGCGGCCTGGTGCCGTTCGCCCTGGGCGCCGTGTCGGCCCTGGCCGCGTTCGGCGTGGCAATCCTGATCCTCAAAGTCTGACCCCCCTTCCCTTTCCCCTGGCCCCGCATCGTTCGGGGCTTTCTGGTTGCCGAATGAAACGTATTGAGCATTACCGACCGCCGACGGCGGATGACCTGGCACGCCTGAAAACCGACCTGGCATTCACCAGCGCGCAAATGGCCGACTTGACCGGCCTGGCCCAGGGCGGCCAGTGGCGCAAATACACGGGCGGCGTCCAGCCGCGTGAAATGGGCTTACAGATGCACTTTTACCTGGCGGCCCTGCTGACGCTGGACGACGCCGAGCTGGCCCGCGTGGTCGACACCATGCGCGCCCAGGGGGCTGACGTGACCCTGGGGCCGCTACCCGCCGGGCCATCTGTAGTTAGATAGTTTTGTAGTTTTCTACAAATATAGCTATAAGTTAAAGCAGGCGTTGCCGCTCTTTGTTCATGACCACCTGGAGCATGTTTAGCGCGATCAGGTTGTCGCCCTGGTCGCTGCGCCAGGCCGCGTGGGTGACCTTATAAAGGTCGTCGATTTCCGCCATGACCTGGCGGTAACGCACGACTTCCAGCACCAGGCGTTGAACGGTTTTGTCCGGACGCTGCGCATAAAGGGCGCGCAGCTGGGCCATCGTGAAAGGCTCGAAATGGGGCAAGTCGCGGGGCATGGTGGGCGCCTTTGGCTGTACATATAAACAGTATATCGCTAAGCATGACACGTCGCTGCATCGGGGCGACCAATGAAAGGAGCGGGGACCATGAATAACGCCATCGAGCAGGGCCTAAAAGACCTGGGGGACGCCCCCGGGCGCGGTCGCTGGCGTCGTTATGAGGAAAATTTGCCGCTCCTGCACGGCCTCAATCAGGCGCAGCGTGACGCCCTGGCGCTGCAAGCGCGACCCGGCGAGAGCTGGGAGCAATTGGTGGTTCGCCTGCAAAACGAGGCCGACGCCGCTGCCTGGCAAGCGATCCCGCCGTGCCGGCTGTGCCAGTCGAGGGACCGTTACCAGTCACACGCGAGTCAAACTATGGGCATCTGTGATGCCTGTAACGCCGAGTTGCTGGCCGAGCTGGGCGACCCTGAAACGGATCTGTAAACAAAACGCACATACCCAACGAAAGGACCTGTGATGAGTGAAGACAAAAACGCCCCGCTGACCTTGGAGTTGCAGGGCTGGGTGGTGGATCGGCTGGCCGAATGGGCGCGGATGGATGGTCATGTTATGCGTCTTGACGTGACTAGCAGCGAGTTCGATAAGGCGGTCGTGAAGCGTGACGACCGAGCGCAAAACCTGCTGCAACTGCTGATTCACAACCTGCCGGCGCTGCCGGCTGGCAGTGACCTGGCGGCGGCAGTCAAAGAGCGTGACGACGGTTATGCCGCGTATCGCCTGGAACAGCGCGAATCCGTTCGCCCGACGCCGCCATGACTGAGCCGCTGGCCCCGGCTGTTCTGATCGACGCTGACGAGCTGGCCGCGCTGCGCCAGGCGGCCGAGCGATATCGCTGGCTGCGCACGCATGCCGTGCGCATTCAGGGCAGTGCCATTTGGTACGCCGGTGAGGCCCTGGATATTCGCGTCGACGTGGGCCTGGAGCATATCGACCAGCTTCGCGACATCACCCCGAAACGCATCACGTCGCGCAAGCGGCGCACTCCCGAATAAAGGAACCCTTACGATGACTGAACAATCCGCTGTACAGCCGACCTACTCCGCCGATGAATGGTTCGCCATGGGCGCAGAAGCGTTTCGCTTTGGCCAGCCTCTGGACCTGTGCCCGGACTATGACGAACAGCCCGAGGCGGCGCATAACTGGTCAAGCGGCTGGCATGCTGCCGAGGCCGAAAAGCGCGCCGAAGGCTAAGCGCAGCTACGCGCAACTAACCGAAAGGAACCCAAATTATGCTGACGTATCACGAACGCTACGCCGCCCGGTTGCGGGCCTTTGTCCAGGCGTGGCCCGGCAAGACGCTGGCGGATTACTGCTACCTGGCCGGGCGCAGTGCGCGTGCCCAGGGGCGGGCACGGGGCTGGAATTATGCCGGAGTGCTCAAGTACCCGGGGCAGAGGCTGGCCCGCCTCGGTTATGTCGATGAGGCACGGGGCCTGCCTAACAGGGTGAGGGTCGAAAATTGGGACCTGAGCGACTACTAATAACCAACAGAAAGGAACCCCCGCAATGAGTCAGACCCTATTCACAGCGCAAGTCGGCCGCGCTCAAATGCGTATCGAGGTGGCCAACCGTGCCGACTTGGCGTTTACCCTGACGTGCGATAGGGCGCGCAATGGCAGCATGATTTGGCTGGAGCTGCCTCGCCGCTACCAAACGGCACGCGGCGCTAAGCTGGCCGCCGCCCGGATCGTCGGTGAGCCGTTGCAGTGGTCGGCGCCGGGCGAGGCCGCCCAGGGCGAGTAACCCGCGTTACGAATAACGGGTGCTATGTTAAACACGCACCCCCATTTGCCTGGCCACTGACGGCCTTTTTTATTGCCGACGGCGACCACTCCCCGGTAGACTGGGCACCCACACTGCCGGGGTCTGGTTTTCTGCGTAACGACCCCCTCACTCGCAATGAGTCCTTGCCCGATGGCCTACATTCCCCGTTCCGCTCGTGCTGTTTTTACCCCGGATACCTCAAAGGTCGACAGCGGCCGCGCCGATCCCCTGTACTGGGATGCGGTGCGCTGCCTGGCCGCCCGGGGCCGGATTGGCCCCGAGGGCCTGGCCCGTCGTTTTAAGATCGGCCGTCAGCGTGCCCGCAACCTGCTAAGCGCCATGAATGCCGCCTATGTCACCTGTGGCTGGCCTCATCGGATGGTCTATCGCGCCATGCCACTGGCGTGGGCCTGGCTGCCAGTGGTCGGCACCCATGCCTGTGCCCCGGAAACGCCGTACGAATACGGCTTGTACAAAGACGGACACCCGGCCTTTGACCAGGTGCCAGGCTGGAGGGCGGCGGCATGACGCGCCTGTTTATTCAGTTCACCGCGACCCGCGACGGCCAGTCCGGACACACTGAGCACACGCGGGTGATCGAACGGAAATACCCGGTCGAATTCGACAGCGACATCATCGCGATTCAGGGGATCGCGGCCGAGCTGGTCGGCGCCGATCACGCCATTTTGAATAATTGGCGCGAGCTGAAAGGCCAGTTCCGCGCCGCCGCGCCGGTGCCTGAGCCGAAAGCGGCAGACCAGGCGCCCGCGCGGGAAGGCTGGATGTGGTGTTTGCACAAGGAGCACGGCCAGCTGATTCGCTCGGTGATGTCGGTAGATAATCGGGAGGATCCGCCCTCGCCGTTCGGTCTAGCGGGCATCGATCACGACGTGGCCTTTCGGGTCACCCGTGCCCCGCTCTTTACCGGTGCCGAGGAAGTCATTCACGCGGGGGAGTCGAAATGAGCGACAGCCCTAACATCGACAAGGTTTTCCAGCTGTTTGGCCAGCTGCTGGAGCGCACCGACGGCACCGGCACCGATGCGCAATTGCTGGAGCGCCTGCGCGCCGAGGCGCCACTGGTGCGTGAACTGGCGAGCCTGTGCGATCAGACCCCGCTGTTTCTGCGCGCGGCTGACAAGTTCGTTGCCTTTCGCACCGAGCTGGATGCCGAGTACCCGCCCGAGGATCGGCTGCGCGCCGCCTGGCTGCATTGCCTGGATCGGGTGTGCAGCGCACCGACGACCCTGGCGGGCCGACTGTCGGTGTTCTTTACCGTGCCCCTGGTCGCGTTGTACCTGCCGGAGTCCAGCCAATGAGCCGGCGCCAAACCAAGGTCCAGGACGAGACGGCAACGGCCCCCACGCTGACCCTGGCCGCCAGTCAGCGGCTGGAGGCGCGCATGCTGCGATACATCGAGCACGTCGAGCAGGCGCGCAGCGCCGAGGACCTGGAGGACGCCACGGCCATGGCGCGGATCTTCCTGGAGGTGATGACCGATAACGGCTATCACCCGGTCGCCGCCGAAGGTTTCCAGGCGCGTGCCCGTAAGGCCGCCGCGCAATCGCGGTTTGCCCAGGCCCGCGCCGAGGCCGCCGAAAAGTCGCCGGCCGGGATCAACGCCGCCGGCCTGGACGTGCCGCACTTCTGCAAGCGGCTCAAGGGCGTGCTGTCGATCCTGAGCAACTACAGCCCCGCCGAGCTGGCCCGCGAGTGCGCGCGAATGGCGCGCCAGGCTGACCCCCGCGTATTGACCGAAGACGAGTTTCAGTAAGCGTTCCCGCCCTGCCGCCGCGCCGTCTGGTGCGGCACCACTCCCCGAGAGACAATCCATGTCCTACGTGTACCACGTCTATTTCTCGCAATACCTGGCCGACGGCAGTGTGGCCGACGGCGACGCCACCCTGACCCTGTCCGTGCCCATTGAATACGTCAGCGACCTGGCCCTGGTAAAGCGTCTGATCCTGGAGCTACGCCCAGGCCGTGACGCCGTGATTAAGTCCTGGCGCCTGTTGTGCGGCGAGCAACGCCCGACCGTGATCCCTTCGCGCGACGGCATGAACGACCCGCGTGTCGAAGGCCCTTTGATTGGCCTGGACACACCCAAGACGGGCGGCGAGCCGTTCGACCTGATGCAGCCGCGCACGACCTGGTTTCCGCTCCAGCGTCCAGCCCGGCGCCGCGACACCCTGTTTCCGCCGCTGCCCCGTCCGCAGACCGTCCAGGAATGGGCCGACCTGTTCCGTGACATGCCTGCGCGCATCGCCTGGCCCGGCCGATCTGACGAGAGCGGGCTGGATGCGCTGGCCGCCGGCCTGCGTTATTCGCCGGAACTGCAAGCCCGGGGCGCGAGCATGAACGCCACGCTGCTGGATTCCCTGGACATGGTCCGCACGGCCCTGGATCGGGCCAGCGTGCGCGAGTTTGCCGCCGACACCGTCGAGCACCTGGCGCAATTCATCGAGCTGGGCCTGGTGCCCGAAGCGGCGGTGAAGTACCTGAAAACCCTGGCCTCTGCCGTGCGCCAGGCCGATGCCCGCCACCTGGTCGAGGCTGCGCAATGATGCCGGCCACGATTGACCCGGTGATGCGCGCCAAGCTGTTGGGGCAGACCCCGGCCCCGGCCGCGCCGGTGGTGACCTTGCCGCGTCACCTGGTGGAGACCATCCTGGCCGAGCTGGAAGAGGCCAACCCGCTGCGCTCGTTGGTGATCGAGCTGCGCGCCGCCCTGGCCGCGCCCGAGGATCCGCTGTGGTGCCTGTACACCCCTGGCCCTGGCGAGGTGTTTCCCTTCCCGAGCAAGGAGGACGCCGAGGCCGAGGCCAAGCGCTCGACCGAATACATCAATGGATTCGCCGCCCGCGAGGGCTGGGACTTTGTTCCGGTGTTCCAGGTGATCCCGTCGCCGTTCACCCCGGCCGAACATTTCGAAATCATGGCCGAGCAGGCCCGCCAGGACCTGGCCGACCTGCGCGCCCTGACCGAACAAGAGGAAGGCGAGCAATGATCAATCTGAGCCGAATCAGCGCCCCGCAACGGGCGACCCTAGAGCAACGCAAAGCCCAGGGCTTTACCGTGATCGAGGTCACCGACGCCATTCGTGTGACCCGTCACGGGGATAGCCGGATCATCCTGCCCGACGGTTCGGAAAAGCGTGCGCATCACCAGGTTGTGCCGGCACGGCCACGGGGGCGCGCATGAGCCTGGCGGATCTGCACTATCCGCAGGCCGCTGAGGTCGCCGAGGAACTGACCCAGGGCCGCGCGGAAAAGGCCCGGGCGCTGGTCCATGACATCGTTAGTCGCCTGGAGACGGTATTGCCGCAACCGCGAATCGAGCTGCGCGGCGTCCTGGTGCGCCTGTTTGAAGGCGTGGCCCAGCACCATCGGCCGCACCTGGTTGAAGCCCGGGGCGTGCTCAAGGGGCTGTACCTGGCCAACATGCTGCCGGGTCCCTGGTATGAGCGTTTCCTGGGCGACCTAAACCAGCTGGGCGGCGAGCAATCCCGGGGGCTGCTATGACGCTGACATTTACCTGGGCGTTTGCCGCCGGTGTTCTGCTATGGCTGGTGAGTGGCCTGGCCGCCCTTTCTGGAATTGTGTTTATGGGTTTGTGTTCGCTGTTCCCGAGTGATGGATTGCGATGGCCGATCCTGACCCGCCTGGCTTTCTGTCTATGCGTCGGCATATTCGCCGCGCTGATTCACTTCAACCCGTTTTAGGAGGCAGTGCCATGACCTATCAATCGGACCTGACCCGGCCGCTCAAAGCCTGGTGCGTGGGGGATTTTAATCTGTACGCCGCCGAGGATCCGGCCCAGGCGCTGACCCTGGCGTGTAACGTCGCGGGGCCGACGGCCTATACCCTGGACGATGTCGCGCCGGCCCCGGTCGAGCTGCTGGACGAGCGCCTGGCCGATGCCAGCGGTACGCGCCTGGCCTGGACCCTGCGCGGGCTGCTGATGGATGCCAAGGCCCCGGGCCATTTGGCCAGTTTTGAGTAATAATCGGCGCCTCAAATGAACTTACCCCCGACTAATGAGTCAGTTAATGATTAACTCTTTTGTGTTTGCCGAGACGTTCGGTCTGCCTGCTATCACCCTGATCACTGGCTTTCTGTATGGCCGTCGTACGGCCTGCAAAGGCGCTGTCTTGCGTGCGTATTGGGTCGGTGATGACGACGTGTACGCGGCCTATACGCCTGCCCAGGCGCTCAAGCAGGCCCGCGCCGATGAAGGTTTTGCGGCGTACCAATTGGATGACGTAAAGGAATTACCGACGCATGAGTTGTGCGCTTTGATTGACGGCGAAATGACGCTAGGCCACGCCCTGGCCAAGATGCGCCGCCCGGGCTGGATTGCCGGAAATTGGCATTGATTGGCAAGGCCATCGACGAAGAAGGCTTGCGTCTGCTTTTGAGTCAGAGCGCCGTACGCGAGGCCCGCGCCTTCAAGTTCGGCCGTCCAGGGCATTGGACAGTGGAGATTCGCCTGGGCGGCCAGGCGGTTCGCTGGATACCGATTCGCTCCAAGCGCGAGCCGGTGCGCACCTGGGGCAGCCTAACGGCGGTGGGCCGGTTTGCCGAAAACGTCGGGCTGATGACGTTCACGGTGGAGCTGTGACCGGTCACACGGGCGCCGATCAGGCATAAAAAAGCCCCGCACGGGCGGGGCTGTTTCACGGCATGGGTTAGCGGTGGCAAAGCGCCTGGGTGATCGCATCGCGGGTGCGCGGCGAGCAACGCACCAGGTAAGCGGCAATCAGCCCGAGCGGTGCCTGGCGAATCTGGCCCAGCTGGTTTACCGGGGTCTGACGAATCAAGGTATAATCAATGTCTGACATGGCTCTTATCTCTTTAGTCGGGGGTGAGGTTTTGTCACTGGTGGCCAGGGAGGTCGAAGACCCTGGCCACCACTCCTTTCTAACCGCTGATCAGCGGTGTTTTGCCTTCAACAGCTCGAAACCCTTCTGTAGCGCTTCGCCCATCTTCATGCCGTTCTGAGCCGCCCAAACCTTGAGTTCGGCGCGAAACTCGGCGGTGACTTCCGTGTTTAATCCCACTTTGCCGGTTTTCGGCGGCGTGGCGAGGTGTGTGCCCATCGCGGTGGTTTCGTCGATGGTTTTGGCCGGTGAACCCAGGCGGCTTGTCTTTTTTGGCGGGCTGGGCATTGCCATGTCGGCGGCTTGGGTGGTGGTCGGTTTGGCCATGATAGTTTTCCCTGTGAGTCTGATTTTTAAGGCTTAGGCGTTGAGCTGTTCGATACGGTCGATTATCCCGCGAATCCAGTCGTTCGCCTTCTTTTTTGGCGATGGCGAACTGACCTCAGTGATCGCGCGGCCAGCGGTATGCGCCTGGTGGTAACAGCTCATGATGCTGATATCGCCGGGTGAGGCTTGAAAGCCGGCCTGCGCCAGGTAGTCGCGCGCTTCGACCAGGTCGGCCACGCTTTTACCCAAGTTGGTGAGCGGGAACAGGATGCGCGATGGATCGATACCGTGTTTTTGCACCAGGCCCAACGCCAGGTCCACGGCTGGCTCCAGGTCGTCGAGGCCGGTGCCGCTGGGGATCAGGATCAGGTCGGACACCAGGGCCACGTCGGTGGTTTCCTTGGAGGCATACCCCTTGCCGTCGATGATCACCATGTCGTAACCCTCCCGCGCCTGGATCGCGCCCGAGGCATGCAAATGCTTTTCCACGATCAGCGCGGGCAAGATCCCGTTGGCCTTGCGGCGTTCATTCCAGCTCCAGGCCGTGGCCTGGTTGCCGTCCATGTCGATGATTTTGGTCTGCCAACCCGCTAGCGTGAAAGCCACGTTTAGCGGGCGGGCAATCGTGCTTTTCCGGGTGCCGCCTTTCTGCGAAGCGATGAATACCGTAAATCCCATGTCGCAAGCCCTGCCATAGATTTATAGAAATGTAGTTTTGTAGCGGTTGAGCGGAGTCTAGTCCGACGTGACCGGTCACGCAATAGAAAAATACAAATGTAGAAATGTAGCAATTGGCGCGGCCGAACGGTGGCACGGACGGGGCGCATGCCTGGTGCGCAAGCGGGAGGGGTAGACGGGAGGGAAACGGCCGAGAGAAACGCCCCGGCCAGGCGTGACGGGTTACGAGCGGGGATGGTTGCGGCGGTTGATCAGTTCCAGGTAACGCGGATCACTGACGGCGGGGCCGCCACTGCCCCCGGCCATGATGTCGTATTCCATGGCCTTGCTGTCAGTCTCCCCGGCGGGGATCTGCTGCTTTTTGAAATAGAGCACGCTGGTGGTGCCGATCACAGCGGCCACCAGGGCAAACACGATCAGGGCGCGCGCCTGGAGCACGCCAAGGATGAACGCGCGGGCGATCATTTGTGTGCGCGTCTTTGCGCCCAGCTTGTAGCGGATGGGCATTTCGACAAAGGGCAGTTCGTCGGGCCTGAGCTTGAGCGCGTGGGCAATTTGCGGGTTTGTTTCGCCATCGGCCAGGCCGACCAGGTAGCGCAATTCGCGCTCATTTAGTTGCTGTCCTGGAACGGCGATCACGTCTTCACCGGTAACGGTTGAGGCTGCCATGGAAAATCCTTAATCCTGGGCCAGGGGGTGGGGCTGGGTGAGTAGGTTCGGGCTGTCGAGGGTAAGGGTCGCCAACGTTTGCGCCTGGGGGCCATCGAGCAAGGCCGGCGGATTGACGGGGCGGGTGCGCTCGATCAGGACTAGGGCGGCTTCCTGGCCGAGCACCATTTGCGCGTGGAGCCATTTGAACTCGATCAATTCGTCATAGCTGGCCTGGCCCTGGTCGAGCGCTTGTAACAGCGTCTTGCCCAGGACGCCGATGATCGTCGTTTGCTGGGCCAGGCAATCGACCAGGGCCTGGCGTTGGGTGTCGTCGAAAACAGTGATTGCGCGCGTGTCGGCAGTGACAACTTCATTTTGGCGCATTAGTAAAGATCCCTTCTAAAAAAAGTGTACTTTCAAACTAAAAGTTAACTTCAAGACCGTAAAAAAGCCCCTGATCCTGGGGCCGCGCTGAAACTCTAGCGGTAACTTGAAATATTCGTCACCCGACCAATGATGCACAGCTTATCGAGCGCGTCCGCTTCTATCCGTGTTTCCCTTTGTTGCTCGCCGTCCTCGGCGGTGACCGTAAAGCTACCGTCAAGTTCCGGGCAAATCCAGCGGAACCACACTTTATTTCGCACCAGCATGGCAAAAATATCGCGTTTTCGCTCGGGCACCCTTTGATCGCGGTCGACCAAGGCGAAATCGCCCTCATTCAACACGGGGGCCATGCTGTTGCCATCGGCCACCAGCAAAATCAAGCGTTCCGGATTGAGGCCGCGCGCGCGCAGGGACTCCATGTTGAACTGCACCGAGTGATCGGACGGCAGCTGTACCACCTCGCCCGTGGGCAGCGATATGGCGGCCTTTTTGAAGGTCGAGAACTGGCAAGCGTTCTGAATCTGGTCGTGCATGTCCGGGGTAAAGCCGCAGATGTAGGCGGGCGAAACGTTCAAGGCTTCGGCCAGCTCCAGGATTTGCTCCATTTTGGGCAGTCGCTCGCCCTTCTCCCAGTGGTTATACCGTGGGTCGCTTGGGCGCGAGGGCATGCGGGCGCTGACCTGGCCGACGGTTAGGTCCAGTTCAAGGCGCCGCGCGCGAAGGCGTCGGGCTGTCTCTTTACGGATGTCCATAGGGTTTTAGAGTCCTGAGTGGGGTGGATCCATTCTTTGGTAAAAATTGCAATGTCAATGCCATTGTCAATATATGCGTAATTAATACACTCTGAGTTAAGTTTTCAAGCTTTTGCGACCCATTTCGTAAATTTATACAAAAAAAAGTTGAAAAGATGGCGTACTGCCGTTATAAAATTTACTAATAGTTAATTCAAATTCATATAGTTAATTAAACGAATCAGCATGACGGCCTTTTTTTACGACCAGTTTTCGACCCATCCCACGGTGCGCACCATCACCCAGCGCCTGGGCCTGGTCGGCTTCGCGCGCCTGGTGCTGATCCTTGAGGAATGCACCGACGCCGGCCAGGTGTCGATGAGCCGGCGCGACTGGCTGGCCACCCTGCAATGCAGCGCCGTCGAGTTCGACGAGTTGCTGGGCGTGCTCGACCAGGTCGGCGCCTTTCGGTCCAGCCAATTGCCTGGCGAACTGGCCCCGCTGATGCTGAGCATGGCCCAGTCGCTGCAATTTCTCCTGGTCAAACCCGACCCGGCCACGGTGGTACTGACTACGGCCGCACAATGGGCCGACTGGATGGCTGTCGAGTTGGCCGCCCCGGGCTGGCTGACCAGCGATCCCGCCTCACAAGAATTGTTCCGCCGCTGGTGCGCCTCTAACGTCACCCTCGGCGAAATGAGCCAGGCCGCCGAACTGGCGGCGCTGGTGCCTGACCTGACCCCCAACGGTCTGCACGCAAAATGGAAAGAGGTCCGCGCCACGCGGGTCGCTCACGCTTATAACCGCGCGCCCTAGCGCTGTTTTGCCCGCCCTGGGCATTCTCTAGAAGGTATTGCAATGATCCTTATCGGTCTGTTTGGTGGCTCGCCTGAGTCCCGCGAAGAAATAACCCGCGTCATGGTCGAGGCGGCCGGCATCGAACTGGGCACCTACCGCCTGGCGCCCAGTTCGACCCTGGATGGCGAGGCCCGTCTGGAAAAACTGGCCATCGTGCTGCGCGGTGTGGGTGCCCAGGTCAAAGACCGGGGTTTGCTGATCACCCACGTCATGAGCTGTGAAGAGGCCGATGCCATTCGCGCCCGGGGCGGTCGCTTGCTGTACGTCCAGGGCGCGCCGTCCGAGGTGATCCCGATCACCCTTGAAGACCTGGCCGTGACCGTCACGCCGGGCGGTTATGGGCATTACCTGGATCCCGTGGAAGCCTATTCCGAGGTGCTGCTGGCCAAAGGGCGGGCGCGCTAATGGCCCTGCCTGGTCATGCCTACCGCGACCCGGCGCGGATTGCCGAGGATGACGAGCTGCACACGCTGGGCTGTGGCGGCTGCGCACGGGCCGAGCGCGTGTTAGGCCAGTACGTCTGCACCGCTTCGCTGAAATATCCGGCGTGCCGCAAGGTCCCGAACAAGGGTTACAAGTTGTCACGCGCGGCCGGGGGTGAGCGATGAGCGCCCGCCCTGGGCGCCTGGAGCGGCGCCTGGATGCCTGGGCGCGCTGGGTCGTGGCCGGCGGCCAGGACAAGGCCCCGCCGTCGCTGCTGGCCCGCTGGATGGAAGGAAAGGGCCATATCGTCTTTGGCGGTGGCTCCAGCGAGCCGGCCGATATCATCGAAACGGTGATCGAGGCCGCCGTTTTGCGTATGTTCGCCAGTGACGAGCTGGGCCAGCTGCGCGCCGACGTGCTGCGCCTGGAGTTCGGCGCAGGTTCCTGGAACGTGGCCGAACGGCGAAAGATTAAAGACTACGACCCGCGCACGCCCAGCCAAGCCCGTTTGGCCAGCGCCCTGGGCATCTCCTATCGCACCTATCGCCGCCGCCTGGCGGAAGCCAAGAAACTCGTTAACGAAGCGCTGACCCTTGCGCTAGCACCTCGGGAGCCGTCCACCCATGCCGCGCCATGAACTGATCGAGCGTAACCACCCTCCCCGCAAACACCGCCGGATGGCCATGGCCGACGTGGTGCGGTTTGAGTCGGGCGACAAGTACGTATCGGCGCACAGCCTGGATGCCTCTCTTGTGCTGACCGATACCCTGACCGCTCTGGCGGCCGAGTTCCCCGAGCGGTTTTTCCGCGTGCATGTATCGCACCTGGTCGACCTGGATCGCATCGTCAAGCTGTACAGCAAGACCAATCAGCCGATGTTCGTCCAGTTGCACGGTGTGCCCGAGCTGGTGCCCCTGGGCCGGCGACAGCTGCGCAAACTGCTGGAGCGTCGCCCCGACCTGGCGCGCCGATAAGTCAGGCCCTGCAACGGGGCCTGTAGCTTTATAGAAATGTAGCTTTGTAGAAAATTCCGCTGCCTGGCGTTCTGCTGGGCGGCTTTCGGCTGCCTGCCGTTCGGCGGTGCGCCCCGTTCCACTGAGGAAACCCCCGCAATGCCCACCCTGACCCTGGATATCTCCGATGCGGCGATCCGCCGTTATGCCGACGATCCCACCATCCGCGAGCTGAACGACAGCCGCTTGCCCTATCGCTTTCGCTACGACAAAAAACGCCTGGGCGGGTCCTGGCACATCGTCAAAAGTGTGGAAGGCAAACCGCGCTGGAAAAAGGCCGGCACCTTCCCTGCCCTGACCACCAAGGGTCTGAAAGCGGCGTTGCCGGCGATCATGGGCCGCCTGTATGCCGACCCCAAGCACGCGACCGCTACCGTCGGCATGTACACCACGCTGAACGATGTCCTGGTGTGGTTTGAAGCCCGTATGAGCCTGGACCGCAACCTATCGAAAAAGCGCAAAGACACCGTGCGGTCGGCGATCAAGTGTCACCTACGGCCCATGCTGGGCGGGTTCGAGCTGATCGAACTGACCCGGGGCAACCTCGACAGTCAATTGCTCTGGCCGCTGCAATCGCGCTACTCGCTGGCCCATGTGCGCCTGGTTTGGCAAGCGCTCAAGATGATCACGCGACGGGCCAAAAGTGCGGGAGTGGCCGACCTGGATCCGCTGGCCGGGATGATGTTCACCGACTTCATTTCGACCTCGATCAGTGCCAAGGATTCGCGCCTGCGTGCGTCCCTGGTGCCTGAGCTGATCACCCACCTGGTCACTAACTGGGAGCGTGACCCATCACAGACGGCGCTTGCGGTGCTGATGCTGGGCAACGTCACGCGCCTGGGCGAAACCCGCCAGGCCAAGTGGAGCCACTTCGACGCACAGACCTGGCATATCCCCCAGGCCACGGCGAAAACCCGCGTATCGCACAACCTGCCCTTAACCGCGCAGATGCGGGCCTTTCTCGACCGCTATCGCCAGTGGCAGCGGGCCAGGGGTTATGAAGGGGCCTATCTGTTCCCGGGCAAGCGCACCAAACGACCGATTACCGAACGCCAGGCATCCGAACTGTTTGCGCGCCTGGGGGCCGGCGAGTGGACCAGTCACGACCTGCGCAAAGTCGGTGCCTCGACCCTGCTGGACCTGGGCGTCGACAGCCTGATCATCGACCTGCTGCTGAACCACAAGGTCAAGGGCGTGAACAAGGCGTACATCCATACCCATGCCGAGGAACGCAAGCGCGACGGCCTGGAACGGTGGCATGCGTGGCTGGACGAGCGCGGTTTTTCTGCGCTCTGCCGTTAGACATTCGCTAGACGCCTGGAAAAGTTGAGCAGGCCCAACGCCACGGACGGCGCGGCCCGGCGAGGCTTTTTCGCTTCCCTACCCTGAGAGGAAGTTGTTTTAACTCTTTGCGCTGAAATATACTTTTCGTAAATCAGCGGTTAACAGTTTGTTGGCCGCCCTTTTCGTGAAGGGGAACGCATGAAGCGCAAACCAACGGCCCAGTCGATCCGCGTCGGGCAAACCCTGTACTACCTGATAGCGCCCCTAGGCAATCCCAAGGGCCGGTTTAGTGTCGGGAAACTGCCGGTTCTGACCGACGCGCTGCCGATACCGCCCGATGGCCAGGCCGGGCCGTATCCGCGCCGATTTATCGCTGATCATCTGCGCCGCTTTCCAGGCGATATGCACTACAGCCGCCGCGTGGTGGAAGGCATGGCCAAGCGTGCGAATGCCGAGCGGGATCGCCGGATGAAACTTCAAACGGAATTGGCGCGCATGATTTCAGAAGGGTTCCGGGCTGCGCTTGCCGGGTTCGGCGCCACGTTGCGTACCCAGGACGCTGCGCAATGAGCCGGGGCCTAGTGATTACGGCCGGCCTGGCCATTGCCTTCCTGGCGGGCTGCAGCGACCCCAAGGGCGCCGAGCGCGTCCTGGCGGCCCAAGGTTTTACCCGTATCGACGCGGGCGGTTTCGATCTGTTTTCCAGCTGCCCGGATGATTCCTACAAGTCGACAGCGTTTCGCGCGGTCGGGGTCAATGGCGTGCCGGTGACGGGGCGGGTGTGTAGCGAGCTGTTCCGTGGTTCGACCGTGAGAATCAACTGATGGACGCCGCACCGATGACTGATCTGGAGCGCCTGTTGAAGCTGGCCAGCCTGGTCGCGGATGACGGGTTCGCGTCGAGCTGCAAGGGCGTGTCCGAATACCGGGAGGCGCTGTTGTGTACGGTGGTGAGCCTGCTGGGCTTTACCCCCGAGTTCATCGAACAGCGCCGCGCGGGGCAGATTCGCCGTCGCCAGGGCGTGCCGGCGGCGCAGTGCCTGGGCGATGCCGTTCGCCAGGGGCGAGCATGACCGACATTGATCCGCGCTCGCCCGAGGCGATCCGCAAAGAGGAACAGCGCAAGCGCGATGCCGCCTTGGGCATTGAGCGCCGCGAGATTAAGCAATCGATCCGCGAAAGCGAGCTGGCCGACTTCTGTGCCCTGGTGCGCGGCGGTGACTCGCCGTACACGTTCAACGAATACGTGAACACGCTGATTCGCCGCGACTATGCCCAGCTGCTGGAACAGCTCAAGGCATT